CCTTTGTTGTTTACATGGTGCGATAACCTATGTGGCAAGCTTTACTATCACCAATCACAACGTTGCTAGGTCAGGTTCTAAAGAACAGGGCTGAAGAAAAAAACGCAGTACATAAAGCAAAGATGCAAGTTATTCAAAACACAGCGTCTTGGGAACAGCTCATGGCTACTGCTAGTATTACCTCATGGAAGGACGAGTGGTTTACATTGTTGCTCTCAGCGCCTGTGGTTGCCGTTGTGTGGGGCATTGGGATGAACGATGTGGAAATACTAGATCGTATTGGTCTTGCCTTTGAGGAGCTTAACAGGCTTCCTAATTGGTATCAGTACTTGTTATTCATGGCAGTGTCTGCATCTTTTGGCATACGTGGTGCTGACAAGCTGCTTGCGTTGAAGGGGAAGAAGTAGATGGCTATTGGAGATCAGTCTAACAACCCTATTTACGATATAGAAACCCCAGACGGTACTGTAACTAACCCGTTTTTTAGTGGTCGGATACAAATAATAGGTACTCCTAACTTAGACGCAGTTCGTGCTATTAACGCAGCTTATCGTGCAGGAACACGTGCGGACAGAGTATTATGCAACGCTGGTGGTGGCTTAGTAGGCGGTGGGGGAAGCGAGTGTTACTTTGGAGAAGCTGCTTTTGATAAAGCATCTCAAATTGTAAACAACTCTGACGCACCTGACGACATTAAAAGTAAGGCTCAAGATTGGCTAGATGCTAATCCTGATTTTACAGGTGGTGAAGAAACAGACGGTGACGGCGACGGTACTGATGATGGGACAACAGAACAATCAATTTTAAATGAGTACTACGAAGTATTTGGCGAAGAACTTGTTAATGATGTTATTAACAAAACAGGGGATCTTATAGAAACAGCTAAAGCTTCTGCTGAAGATCCTTTAGGCGCTATAAAAAATATACTTGGTAACGTACTTCCTGCGGCTAAAGACTGCCCAAGCTGGACAGATCCGTGTACTAGTGCTAGCGGTGGTGGCACAGTAGCTGGCGGCGGTAACCCCTGTTGGAAAGACTGCGTAGAAGTTGGTTTAATTTTTGGTATTCCCGGTTTACCTATGCCTCCCGGTTTTATGGGAAAAACAGTACGGGATCTTGATAACGCAGTTAAAGCAATTGGAAAAGACATAGAGGATTTTATTGAAGATCCTACTGGAATTTTTGATGAAATTGGAAAAGCAGTTGAGGCTGTAGGAAAAACAATAGATGATTTTATTGACGATCCTTTTGGAACTCTTGAAGGAATCATCGACGACATAAAAGATCAAATTAAAGATATTTTTGCTCCGGGTGCTGATCCTCAAGGCATCTATGATTGGATGAAGGGCATTTTAGGCAATGTTGTTAGTGGTGTTGTTTGGAACACAATTGGCGACACCATTGACGAACTTTTTGTTAGCGGTGGAGACGATGATGAAGATGATGATACCACTATTGATTACGGAATGTGTGATGACGGGTTTACTGAAAAATTAGATGAAGATGGTACTAATTGTTCTGGAGTAGAACCAATAAATGAAATAGGGGATCCTTGTACTACTGGTGACGGCAAAGACGGAACGTATCAAGAAGTAGATGGAGAATTAAAGTGTGTTTCTGGTACTACAGATGACGATGTAGATCCAGATGACGATGTAGATTCAGATGACGATATTGACTGTAGCCAACCTGTTTCTGTTACTCCATATGCTACTTTAGTTCAAAGACAGATTGCTTACAATAACAAGTGTAAATCAGAAGGCTGGTGTCCCGCAAGCCCCGGAGAAACTCCTACAAAAGCGGAAGACCATAAAGAGGGAGACTGCGGTAATCCTCTAAAAACTGACGATGAGCCTCCACCGGAGCAGGGCGATTGTCCCGAAGGAATGGTTAAGTGTCCCCCGGGGCAGTTAGGGTCAAACGGCAATCCTTGTGTTTCAGACGAATCGCAATGTGTTGAAAGGCCTATTGATGATACTCCAGAGCCTCCACCGCCTGAGTCTGAGTCTTGTAACGGTAATCCTCAAACAACGGAAGAAATAGATGCGTGTATAGCCGCTGGTTGGACAACGTGTCCTGATGATAGGCAATATGCTGGCAAGTGGATCAAGCCGGAAGCAGATCTAGATAGGGACTGTGGTTCTGTTAAGCCAACCGGAACACCACCACCACCAGAACCACCCCCAGAACCACCACCGCCACCCCCACCGGGAGAGTGTCGTAACGGAGCTATAGATTTCCCCGATTGCGGTCAGTGTCCCGATGGACAGCAAATGGTCAACGACATGTGTGTTACTATTTACACCTGTCCTGACCCTAACGCTACAACAAACGCGGACGGAAGTTGTGGGCCTTGTAAGCCGGGATACGTCTTTGACGGCTCTGTAGAAAAATGTGTACAAGAAGAACTGCCGCCGGGGACACCACCAGAAGAACCACCACCAGAACCACCCCCAGAACCACCCCCGGAACCCCCACCGGAACCCCCGCCTTCTTCTGGAGGAGGTGGTGGAGGAGGCGGTATGTTTAGTCAACCGTCTATGGATGTTCCTCCAATGGGTGATCCACAGCTTTTAGCTAGAATGGAGTTTCCAATTGTAGATTACTTATCTGAGTCTTTAGCAAAACAAACTAAAGAGCAGTTAATGACAGGAATGTTAACAGGAAGCATAGTATGACGTATTTAGACATAGTAAACAACGTACTGAGGCGTCTTAGGGAAGACACAGTAACTACTGTTAACGCTAACACGTACAGCACTATGGTTGGTGACTTCATCAATGACGCAAAGCAACTCGTGGAAAACGCTTGGGATTGGTCTAATCTTAGGTCTACCCTGACGTTGACCACGGCGGCTGATGACTACACGTACTCCCTTACGGGCTACCAAGACCAAGGAAAGATTCTTAACATCATTAATGATACGTCTAATATCGTGATGGAATACAGGCCTCAGACTTGGTTTGACGATAAGTTCTTGGTTAACACCCCTGCGTCCGGTGCTCCACAGTACTACACCTTTAGCGGTATCGACGGTTCTGGTGATGCACAGATTGATGTGTACCCTAAGCCTGACGGTGTGTACTCTATCAAGGTTAAGAGCGTTATAAGAAACGTAGCCTTGAGTGCTGACGCTGACACGTTGGCTATTCCTAGTCAGCCTGTGATTCATATGGCAGTAGCTCTGTTGGCTCGTGAGCGTGGGGAGACAGGCGGTACATCTACCCCTGAGTACTTTGCTCTTGCTGACAAGTATCTCTCTGATGCAGTTGCTTTGGATGCACAAAAGCATCCTGAAGAAACTATCTTTTACACCCCGTAGGAGTACGTATGGCCCAGCCACTACAAAGTATTAACTTAATTGCTCCTGCGTTCAAGGGGATCAACACAGAGGATTCTCCTATTGCACAGGATCCGTCCTTTGCTGAAGTTGCAGACAACGCAATTATTGACAGGCGTGGTCGTTTGGCTTCACGTAAGGGTAATGCTGTTGTTACCACAAACAAGACAGTTTTAGGTGCTGACTACTTGCACAACGTACACGAGTTTTACGACAGTGCGGGTAACGAGGTAATCTTTAGTACTGGTAACAACAAGATTATGACAGGCACAACTACTCTGGTTGACGCTACGCCGGGGTCGTACACAATTAGTGCTAACGATTGGAAGATACTTAACTTTAACGATTACGCTTACTTCTTCCAACGCGGCTACGAGCCTCTGGTGTACAGCAATGCACTGGGTGCAGTAACAAAAATGTCTGCTGTTAGCGGAGCGTCTGTAGCTGCTGCACAGTACTGTAACGAAGCTGTTGCTGCTTATGGTCGTGTGTGGTGCGTAGGTAACGCTAGTGATGACAACACAATCTACTGGTCTGATCTACTCAAGGGACATGACTTTGCTGGTGGATCTAGCGGTTCTATTGATGTATCTAAGGCGTGGCCTAACGGGTTTGATAAGGTTGTAGCTCTTGCAGCACACAACGGGCTGTTGATTATCTTTGGTGAGAACAACACGCTTGTGTACGCTAACGCAGAAAGCCCTGCATCTATGGAAATACGTGATGCTATTCCGGGTGTTGGCTGTGTAGACCGTAAGAGTGTACAGAACATTGGTACTGACTTGATCTTCTTGACTCAGACAGGCTTACGTAGTCTTGGTAGAACCATACAAGAAAAGTCTCTGCCTATTACAGACTTGAGCAGAAACATCAAGCAGGAGATTATTGCTAATACAACGGCTAAAACAGTTCCTGTGAGTTCTGTGTATAGCCCTGAGAACTACTTTTACTTGCTGTGTTTTCCAGACCTCAACCTTGTCTATTGTTTTGACGTTAGGGGTTTGTTGGACAACGGGTCGTACAGAGTAACACGCTGGCCTAGTGTGGACTTTAAGAGTTTCAACAGGGACAGAAACGGGGACATATACATTGGTACAACAGCTGGACTAGGCAAGTACGACAACTACTTAGACAACGGTAGTCCTTACCGCTTCAGGTACTTCAGTCCCGGCCTTACCTTTGGTGACCCCGCACGAATCAAGATGCTAAAGAAGATTAGACCCACTCTGATTGGAGGAAACAACTCAGACATATTCCTCAAGTGGGCTTACGACTTTTCAACATCAGCCAGTACTAGCACGTTTAGAACTAGCTCTGGTGTTCCGGGTTTCTATGGGCAGTCTGAATACAACATCGCTGAATACTCTGAAGAGGGTGTTACTCTGAGCAGAAACTCACTAAACACCACAGGCTACGGGTCAGTAGTCAGCGTAGGTCTTGAGACAGACATAAACGGTTACGCTTTGTCCATACAGGAAATGAATGTATTAGCACTTGTAGGTAAAACGATATGATTATAACCATGAATTACAATAAAAACAGGGGTACTTACTAATGGGTTTTTTAAGCGACATTATAGACGCCTTTGTTCCTAGCAACATTGAAGCTCTCTATACCTCACCTCTGCCCCAAGCCGAATCGCCTGATATTGGTTTTAAAGGTTTTACGGTAACAGGCCCAACAGGAGTAATTAAGGGGCTGGACGAAGGCGGGGTAACTTATACTTTAGGCGGTAGAGGCTCAGCAATTCAGAGTGCTTTGGAATCTGAAGCGTTATCTAGGTTTGGTGGTGTTCCTGCTACTGCAGCTCAGATGGGCGCTATCGGTGGTCAGTTGTTAGGCACAGGTCAACAACAGCTAGGCGTAGACCCCTTTGGCCTCGCTGGTCAACAAGAAGCAGCACAAAGCGCGTTTGGTCTAGGCCAGCAGTTCATGGGTCAAGCTGGTATGCCTATGGGTGCTAGAGAACAAGAGGTGTATGACCGTATTAGGGCTACACAGCTTGGTGAAGAAGAGAGACAGAGGCTTGCGCTAGAAGAGCGTTTAGCTGGTCAGGGGCGCTTAGGTGTGCGTACAGCAATGTTTGGTGGTACACCAGAGCAACTGGCGTTGTCTCAAGCACAAGAGCAAGCACAAAACCAAGCGACTCTTATGGCAATGCAACAGGCACAACAAGAGCAGGCGCAGCAGGCGTCTCTAGGTTCTCAGTTTGCAGGCTTAGGCTCTAGCCTAGCAGGACAACGGCAAGCACTGGAAGCTGCACAACAAGCTAGGGCTTTACAGGCTCTACAGGGCGGCATGGGCCTTGCTACGGGAGGTCTAGGGTTAGAACAGGCACAGCAACAGATTGGCTTAGGTGCGCTTCAGGGCGCTTATGTACCGCAAGCCGCTATGTTGTCTGCGTTCTCTCCTGCACTTGACGTAGCGTCTCTGGCAGATGTAGCACGTAGACAGCAAGGCGAGTTTGACCTAGAAACACAGATGGCTAATATTTCTGGCCTCGTTGGACAGAGGGCGGCTCTGGCTACTCTGTATGGTAGTATTTACGGTGGTCTAGGATCTGGCTTAAGCGGGTTACTTAGTGGTGATTTAGATTTTTGGCCGTTTAGTTAAAGATAAAGGATAAAGAACATGGCTTACGATATTGGTGGGATGCTTGCTAGATCTGGTGCAACTACTGGTCAACTTATGGCCGGCGGTATTGCTGACGTAGGTGCTGGCATAGGTGGTTTACTTACTCGCCGCAGGGAAAAACAAGCGGAACAAAACGCACAGCAGCAGTTCCAGCAGATTCTTGGGGCTTATCAAAACAACCCCGCTGGAATGAGAACTGAAGCTCAAAGCATGGTGGCAAGCGGTGACCCTAATCTCCAGAGGGTTGGTAAGCTGCTAATGGACGAGGCAACCCGTCTTGAGGGTGTGCGCACTGCTCAAACAGCGGCTTTAGAAACATCACAGCAAGACATACAGCGTGAGGCACAACGCAAGAGAGCCATGCAAGTTGCTATGCAGGATGGGAACGAAAATGCACTCGTTGCGCTTAAGGCTGGGGCATTAGACCCTGTGGAATACTTAAAAAGCAGGGCTACAGCAAAGCCAGAACCCACTCAATATGATTACTCAGAAGAAACAATTATAGGGGAAGACGGAAAGCCTCTGCGTATCCAAGTAGGCGTGAGTAAAACTAACCCATTAGACAGAGTTGTAGTACCTATTGGGCAAGCCGTTCCTTCTGGCGACAAAGGGGGATCAAAAAACCTAAACCAGCTTTTATTAGATGCTGGTCTAGATCCAGCGGACTATGATACAACAACAGTAGAGGGACTAAAAAAGATCAGGTCTTTTGTTATTACTGATATTGGTAACGCTTCTTTAGCAAACACGCTCACTTCTATGATTGAAGAAAAAGCTCCTATAGGCGTTACAGCAGCGTTTGATATGATAAACAAAATAGACCCTTCCTTTGCTGCTGCTCAAGAGGACTTATCTAGAGTCGAAAAGTTTAAGGGTTTACAAACGTTAGCAGACCAAGATGTTTCAGGCTTAAAGAACTTGCTTGAGCGAGTAGTAAGTGGAACCACGGAGTCTGATGTTAAGGCTGTTTCTGAACTTCAGCAGTTCAGAGGCGACAAAGACTTAGTTAACAAAATTAAGGACTTTGCCAGCGGATTAGTTAGCGGTAAGTTGTCTCCTGAGACGGTTTCAGAATACGCGGAAATCATGGAGATAGTTGGAGCATTAGCGGAGCAAAGACAACTGAGCACCATAAACTCTTTAATTATCTCTGGAACGCCAAAGGAAGCAGAGGGCGCAGCAAGAGCAAAAACTTTTATTTTGGAAGGCCGCAATCAAGCTAGGATTGTAAACTAAGGAAAACTCTGATGGAAATTAGTCGAGTAGAACTACCCACAGGTCAGGTTGTTACAGTAGAGCATCCTGAAGATTGGCCTGAGTACAAGGTAACTGCTTTTGCAGAGCTTAATGCGCCTTCAGCTGTGCGTACTGAAGCTCCAAGTGGCACTGACAACAAAGATGATGACGTTACTACAGTAGACGCAATTAAACTAGGCCTAGCGCGAACAGCCATGCAGTTTATTCCTGACACGTTTTTAATAAGTAATGAAGAGCTTATGGAAAGCATTAGACAGGCTAAACTAGGGAATGTAGAGAACGCAGGTACGTTTCAAGAAAGAAAGGCTAGGGAGCTAGCAGGAGTTCCTGTGGACGCTGAGTTGGGCTACGGACAAGAAGTTGTTGCAGGGTTAGCGGACCCTCTTAATGTCGTAGGTTTACGGGGTGGTGTTAAGTCTGTTTTACAGGGTTTAGTCCCCACTGTTGCAGCTTCAGTTTCTGGAACCACCGGAGGAATGGCGGCGTCTCAAATAGCAGAAGATTTTGGGGCAGGTCAGTTGGGTCAGGAGCTTGCAGGGGCGCTTGGTGGAGGACTAACAGCCGCTTCTGGAGGAGTCGCAACAACTGCGGCTATATCAACAGGCATGAGGGTTGCAGGAGATATAAAAAATAAAGTCGTTGGTGGAGACACCGGAACATTAGGTGTTGCTTCTGACGCGCTCGCTAATAGCAAGGTACGTGCAGAAATTAATAGGATTAAGGCAACATCTAGACCTGAAGAAGTAACACGGGCTGTTGAAAATCTTGCGTCTCTCAAAGAAGAAATACCTGATTTGGAGATTGGTGGTCTAGTGGCTACTCTTGTGGAAAACCCTATTGTACGAGATTGGGTGCGAAAGACTACTCAAAATAACAAGGGCTTTCAGAAAGAGTTAGTTGAAAAAATAGCTAGAGACTCTGTAAAGGTTGCAGAGAGGTTTGATAAGATTTTAGGGGAAAGCGAGGAAATAGGCAGACCAATAGTAGCTGGAGTTGCAGAGGACCAACTAAAGAAAACTCAAGCCGCATTGCGAACAACAGTTGATAGACAAAACAAAAACATAAACAACGTACTAGACGGGTTGACCACTAGGTTACTTGGTACGAAAGACATTGTTGACGTAGGTCGTGTTTCACAAAAGCTTCTTAATAGGAAAGAGGCGGTTGTTCGTAAGGCCGCAAGCAAGCTGTACGATCAAGCAAAGTCAGAGGCTAAGAAAGTAACGCTGTCTGACCAAACAATCGTTAACCTCGCTTCTATGTTCAAGGGCATTAAAACATCAGATATATTTGGGCCTGAGAGCAAGACAGCCAGAAAACTAGAAATTGTTTTAAAGCCTAAAAAGAGCGCAGGAGAAGACGCAGAATCTCAAGTAAAGGTTCCTAAAATAACCGGAGAAGATTTAATATCTCTTAAAAAGTCTTTGAACACAGAAGTATCAAAACTGTTACGAGTATCAGACAAAAACTCAGAACAGAAGCAACTTTTGGACCGTTTGTTTAAGCTTAAAGATGTTGTGGATGGTGTAGTACTTGAGCAGGCAGGAGAATCTCCTAAGTTTGTTAAAGCCTACAGAGACGCTGATGAGTTTTACTACAGGGAACTAGGCCTGCCAATGAAGGCTGAAGGCATGAGAGAGATTAAAACTAAAAGATTCATGTCTGGTGCTGCCCAGAGCCTGATGAATTACGAGCAGGCAAGGGACTACGTTAATTTTGTAGGCAAGCAAGGGATGGGTGTTGTTAGACACGCTGTGCGACTAAAGGCTGACCAAGCAGGTGTTGTAGACGCGAGTGGCGTTATAAGTCAAAACAAATTAGACACCTTTAGACGAAGAAACGAAAGGCTAATTAAGTTTGCTGGTCTAACTGAAGAGTTTAGTGACACTTCAAGTAAACTAAAAACAATAAAAAATACTCAGGCTCGTCACAACGAAGCATACAACGAAAAGTCTAGAGCACTTACACAAAGTTTCTTTAAGTCCATTACGGACAATAACCTAAGCACTGTAGTAAAACAGATGCTCAAGCCAAAAAAGAGGGCAGAGTACTTGAGGGATATTAATAAGCTTGATTCCTCCCAAAGAGATTTGGTAATGACAGGCATTAGGCAGGAGTTTCTAGCACAGGCTTTGCAGACAAAAGGAACAATGAAAGACTTTATCAATAAACACGCTGAAGCAACTAGTGACCTGTTCGATAAAGACTACGTTAGAAACATTAACAAAATGGCAGAACTAAAAGATTTGATGGGTCAGATTAGCTCCCTACTCAAAGATACACTAGGGGAAACAGGCGTTATTGATACTCTACAAGATATGACGGGCGTAAGCATTGCGGAGTATGCAGGAACTATCAGAAATCAGATTTTGTCCACGGAAAGAAAGTTTATAAACCTAGCTATGAAAGCAACGACTACAAGCGGCAAAGATAAGTATTATATTAAATCAGCAGAAGTTTTATTAGACCCTGACGTAGTAGCAAAACTAGCGAATCCACCGGAAGGCAGTCTGAAGTCTTGGGCAAAGGACACAATGCAAGGAGCAGGGGATTACTTAAAAGATGTTGGATCTTATTTTACTCAGGTAATGCAGGGGCATCTGACTCTAGCTACTCTTAAATCTATGGAAGCAGCTAAGGATGTTCCAACTCCAGAAGAGCAAGAACAACTTATGGCACAGGGAGCACAACAATGAAAGACAAAGACCACACAGTAAGCTACACATCCCACGACTACCACACTATGTGTCAGAAGTCAAAGGATCGTATCAAGAAGATGCAAGCGCAGGGAATACCTACGCCCCATGACCCGAAAGACAAGCCAGAGGACGTAGGTAAGTCAGAGGGCTACTCCATATTCTTTATGTCATAGCTCACAGTTGTTACCTGTGCAGGCCAGTTGTTGTGACCCCTCAGTCATATCGCTGGCCTCTTCTATATCCCACGATATTTCCTTTGGAAAGTCCTTAACCAGCTGGTTGTACGTTTTCTTGTCTACCGGCTCATAAGGAGCCTGCTGGTACGTGTGGTCTGAGTAAGGCAAGAAAGATATACCACTTACCTTGTCAAACTTGTTGTACAACCACTGGCCCACCTCTAGAAACTCCTCATCACGATAGTAACAGGTCATTGATGGCTTATGCTCACACCAGTAGTCCTGATATATCTCCCACAGATCTAACTGCTCCATAGCACCCATGTCTGAGGCCGTCACAGCGCCTTCAGGAGACGCGATAGGAAAGGAGAATACCCGTGTACTAGGGGACATTAGATCGTCCTCCACAGGCACACCAGCGGCCTCTAAGACCCCACAAAGTGGGTCACGAGAGTCTGCACGGACTCTTCGAATATATTGACTGCTGTAGCGAGGGTGAATCCCACTAGCAGAATCGACCAGCTGACTAACAGTACCTGAAGGCTTAACCGCAGTAATAGCGACAGAAGGGTTAATACCAAGTTGTTTAGCCCAGCGTTCATTTGTGACAATAGCTTCATTACGCATCTCCGTAAGCCACTTCTTCAGCTTTGCCTTGTCCTCCCGTCCTGAGAGCACAGGGTGATCCATGATGCCCGTAAGCGATACACCTAACAGTGCCTCTTCCTCTGTGTTGGTCTTCCAGATGTTACGCAGGTAACGGAAGTCAGTCAGGGTAGCCTGTAGAGTTCCAAGGATAGACGCAATGCGTACTTTTCGTTTGAGGCTTGCGAGTGTATCGTTCGACCTGATAACAACTTCTGATAGATTGCAGAATTGATAGGGCCGCAAGATGATTTCGCTACATGGATTAGTTCCAAAATCATAGGTAGCATCTCTTCGCTCGTTCTTTGCAGCTTGTTTTTGACTTGCCACTCTGCTAAAGACACCTCGTTCACCAGATCGTGATTCATACAAACTAGTCCACTCGTTAAGGAACGCTTCAAAGTCAGGCTTTTCTGTGTAACACGCAGAGTTATTCGCTAGACCACGCTGGGGTTCATCTACCCACCACTGTCCGTGCTTGCATCGTCGGATGCGGTCATCTGTGAGGTTACTGAGGCTGATGAGGGCGCTTCGTCTGACTCCTCCGACAACGACGATTTGAGCAATCTTGCAGCAAAGATCGTGGCATTCAATGGACGTAAGGCGGCGTCCAGCTGCTCCTTGAAAGAGTTCGATTGTGAACTTGAAAAGATCGACGAGAGGTTCAGGACCACTTGCACGACCTCCGAAAGTCTTGAGTGGGGAACCTGCAGGTCGTACTCTGCTAACGTCCCATTGGGGAACTTGACCTGAGTACAGCAGTGATACCAACTCCCTAAACGATTTCGCCCATCCGACCTTCGAATCCGCAACATTAATAACTGTGTCGGTTGCATGGAATGTCTCCGCTACTTCTGGTAGTTTACTGATGTATTGGCGCTCTACGCTAAAGCCTACTCCTGTTCCGCATAGCAAGACGTACATCAGTTCGTCAAAGGCCTTGGGGTGGTCTATAGGTAGGTAGCTACAGTTAAATCCTGCTACGTTGTCACGATCCAGAGCCTCTCCAGCGGTCATCAGTGCTCGCATAGAGGGCATTACGTCTAGATCGTAGATAGCCTTAAAGATCTCTGACACATCAAAGTCATTCAGAGCACCCCGGTCTGACCAGAAGTTGATGTACCTGTTTACTGTTTCTTCCCAAGTCTCCCTGCGCTTCTCTTCTGGAAGGTAACGGGCGTACCTTGACTTGTGTATGTATTGTTGGTATGCGTCCATCTATTCAGTTACTCCTAGTGTCTCATTAATAATTGCTTGTCCTGCCATCTGTAACAGCATATACACCCCATCAGGATACTGCTCGTTGGACGCTACTTCAAACATTTCACCGTCTTCGTACATCACAACAGCCACCTTTACCTTTCGTCCCTCTGCCTCATGTGCCATAGCTTTACCTACAAAGACAGAAAGAAACTCTGATGTAGGTACGTCCTGCACTTGATCGTTCTTTTTACCAAAGTTACCATCTATGACTTTCATAAGGCAACCTCCTTGATAAGCCACTCCAGATAGACACGGGCTTTACGTAGATCCTCTACACCGTTCTTATACTCGTACCTCCAAAGGTACTTCAAGCAGTTCCCCTTGAGATACCCTTTGTACTCCTGTGGGTGCATGGACGCCTTGATTGCTTCAATGGCCTCTATCGCTCCCTTGTTGTAGTGGTCCGGTTGTGTCACGGGGTTGTGCTTGTCCTCTGGGTGGTACATTTTGCCTACTGCTGTCTTAGACACTTTGTTCCACTCTTCGGGTGTTGCTTCGTCTATTGACATTTTTCTGCACTCCTCAAACTTCTCTGCACATTCTTCTGAAGACAGTCCCTGCTCTTCACAGATTTTTTTACGTATCTCACAGTCTGAATACCAAGTCCACTCATTCCGCATAGACCTCTTCCTCTAAGTCCTCCTGAAACTCATCTAGCCTGCGTAGCAACTTATCTTCAAACCTGTCTAGTATTTCTTCTGATGAAATCTGTAGGGCTTCCAGAAGATCGTCAGGATCATATAACCTCAAAAGCTTCTCCTTAATTTCTTCTAGTGTCAGAGACATAATCAACCAACTCCTTAAGTGTGTCTATATTATACCATAGTATTCCGTGTTTGTCACACCATTGAGCCATAGTATTTTTGGTACTTTTGCTCACTTTTTGATTAGGCTTCATCAGTACAAAAATGAGTTCTTGCGTCTCTGACAGACACTGAGAGATCGCTCTATACTTCTGCGTGTCTCCTGCTCGAAAATATCCTTTGCACTCAATGAGGTACGTTCGTCCGTTGAGTTCATACACAAAGTCGGGGGTGTACTTTCGTTCGATCCTGTACGGGACTTGGAACGGTTCGTATGTAAAACCAAATGGTTGTAACTGCGTTGCAACATCTTTTTCAAACTCCGACCTAAAGTTTCCTAGTTTAGACTTCCGCGACCTTCGGCTCATTGACCACCTCTGTTAAGTATCTGGGTCCACTTGAGTACAGGAATGTTCTTACTCCGGGCCAGCAAGTATGCTTGTAGGGACAGTAAGAACAACCGACTGCGAGCTTTTGATTTCCACTTTTGCCATCTGGTACGACTTCGTGGCACACCTCTGGCGGCTCCGGTTGCTCTACTAGCTTTTTTACGCGACTGATGTGCTCCTCTATGTCGTATGAAATCTTGTCGTACACAGGAGCCTGCGTGTCCTCAGAATCGTACATCAGGTACGTTAGATGCCCGTTCTGTTTGTCCATTGCTAACCAGCCAAACTTACTTTCACCTTCTGAATGTGCATACCCTTTAATTTGAGCAACGTATCCAAACGGATCATCATAAGCCAAACTTCCGTCCTTGAATTTCTTAAACCCAAAAGAGGAAGTGCTCTTAACATCAGTGACAACACCATCAATTTTGCAGTCCATAGAACCCGTGATACCTGCGACTTCACACTGCTTCTGCTCATCTGTAACCTCGTGTCCTGAGAGTCTGGTTAGAAACAACAGCATCTCTTCGATCAGATGCCCGTACATAAACTTGACGTAGGTGTTAGGAGTCATTTCCTCCTGTACGTCTGAGTTGTTCACTACGTTCCACAGGTAGCGGTCATCACGCCCTATGTTTGACATTCGCAGCTTGCGTCCGTCACGTTTCTCTGTGAACAG